TTCAAAAATACTTTCTAACTCAAAGCGCTTCTGATCATATCCGCGGCGACTTCTCATCAGATCACCATAATCAATAATAATAAGATCTGGACTAAATCCATTTGATAACAATCTACCCATATGAAATTTAATTGTATTAATGGTTGCAACCTTTGGTGGATATTCCTTAATAAACAATTGGCCACCCATGAAGCGTGCCAACTTATTTTCTGCTTCTACCATACGGGTTCGCAACTCTTTTGTTGGCACTCCTGTAATACGACTATCATAACGATTACCAACATGAGTTTCGCTTAACTCAAATGAATAATGAATTACATTCTTGCCAGCAGCTAAAGCACCATATCCAAGATTTACAAGAAAGAATGATTTACCGCCGCCCGTTGGTGCCATTACCACACCTAACTCACCATGAGCCAACCCACCATCTAACACATTGTTTTGATCCAACAACGGGAACCCTGTTGGAATACACGCTCGCGCATGTACTTGTTGACGAGATTTAAATGAATCAAAATAATCAGCTCCCAAATCTTGTTCAGTACTAATCTTTAAGCTATCTTCAATAGTTTTTTGAATCTCCTCAAACTTACCTTCTTTCAGCAACTCTACTGATTGTAGAATTGCACCCTTCATAGATTGATTCTTACAAAACTCTAGCGACTTATCTTTCGCATATTCAATCTCTGGACGATTAACTTTTGTTTCTATATCTAACAAAACATTTATTGTTGACTCTTTAAGTTCTCCCTCTGGATACTGAGAGATTTCTGTCTTTAAAGTATCATAAGTTGGTGGTGCATTATACTTGTTAAAAAGTTTTCTTATTTCTAGCCAAACTGTTTTGTGTGCTTCAGATGTGAAGTATTCTTCTTTTAAAACCTCAAAACTTTTTTCAAAAAAATCTCTGTCAATTAAAGCAGCTTGAAGAACACAATTTTGAAAATTTGCTCCAAAAGACTTAAAAGAATCAACATCCGTATACGACATTTATAATCTCCTTAAAGTATTACGGGTTCGCGAGAAACCGACATATAAGATGAAACCCAATTATCAATATTAGTGGGCGATATATCTTCGCTCATTAACTTAAGACGAAGTTGGTAAGGATTAAACTTTAAATCTTTATTATCATAACTTTTCTCTAATGCCATGATTGACTGCATATTCACCTCTATATCTAGTAGTTGTACTATCCTATAGTTTAATCTTAACAACTCTTCATTATCAATATACTTCTGATACTTACTATTCTTTTGACTATTTGCATATTCTAAAATATCATCTACACCCATGTCTTCATTAACTGAAAGTAACGGAAAATCTCTTTTAGCACTCTTCTCTCCAACGCCAGAGATGCCAGTGATGTTATCACTCTTATCTCCCACGATTGCCTTTAGGAGTGCATAATTAGGTGGGAAAACTAACTCTTTTTCCACCATATAATTCAAGTCTATTGTTTCACCTTTAGGATTCTCTTTAGTCTTAACTGGTCGATAAATAGTAGTGTTATTATCAACCAGCTGAAAAAAATCTCTATCGGTAGAAACAATTACTTTTGTTTCATTTTTAAAGAAAGTTCTACAGGAGTATGCTATTTGATCATCGGCCTCTAAATACTGAACTGCCGGTTGATATACGGGAAGTAAGTCTAAACACTCCTTAAGTAGTTGGAGCTGTCTAGCAAAGGATTCTGTTTCATCTTCTTGCGAATATTCAAAATGCCTATTAAGACCTCTAAACTTTCTACCTTCTTTGTATTCCTTTAACATACGTCTTCGACGTTCTGATGAACCTTTACCTTCCCATACCACCGAAACAATATCGGGGTTATGCTTTTTTATTTGCGATTGCAAACTATTAAGAGTGCCAAATGCTCCCCCAACGTGTTCACCATTATCGTTTGTTAACCTAACTGCGGAGAAGTTTCTAACAAACATATTCATCAAATCAATCAATAAAACCTTTTTCATATTTTTACCACACCACCATTTTGGTTAAAAGTCTTTTTGTAATCACTCTATATAATATAACCAATTCTATCCAACTTGTCAAGCTTTTTCTTTGTTCTATCAAATATTCTTTTTCTCGCATTTTTGCTAATCGAATAGACCATCTTTGCTGCTTTAATAAGCATATTTTTGTGCCACCACTGTACCAAAATGCATTTTCAATAAAGATCCAAAACCAAATCCTAAGTGTGATTAACATAATAAAAACCATTAATTAATATTAGTGACCCATCATCTATTTTATTCCTCATTTTCCTGTCTCCGATTTGGTGCTGGTGTTTTTCTAACCCGTGAATGAGTGCGACGTTCCCAAACCATTTTTGCTCTTTCTACATCCTTGCCGGTGCGGGAGTCTTTAACTTCAACTTTAAAATTTTGCTGTTCTGGTGTAACGATGTTTTGAATTTGCGATACGGATGACTGTGAAACGTCATGTATATGGTGAGTGCTGTGGGTATTATAACGATTGTAATAATAAGGACTAACAGGATAATTCCCATTGCCGTAATTTGAGTAAGGCTGTTGTAACTGCCACTCATAACTTCTGTTAACCATTGGGAGATATTCATTTGAATCATTATGGATTTCTATGTGATTATTTAACTTAGGCTTAGGTTTTATTTTAAGTGGGTTACTAAGTATCGTATAACATCCACTTAAAATAAAAAGAAAAGGAAACATTTTGGAATATAACTTAAAGTTGCTTAGTATCATAATTTATTCTTCTTAGTGAGGCGTTGTCATACTTATAAGGTTTAACGCCTGGTGTTTCCAAAATATCAATACGATTAATAAAGCGCGCATTCATCGTATCTTTGACTTGATAAACTCCAGACTTCTTACCAGCAGACACCCACACATGATCGCCAAATCTAAGAAAGCCGCCATTGCGTACAAGCATATTTCGTGAAACCGCCACATATTTATATTCGCTCGCTCTTTGTATTTTAATAACAGTTCCATCTGCCGTAATATTGGGAGTGTCATCAGTTTGAGATGATACAGGATGATACATTGTAACCACTACTTTATGAGTATTTGATTCAATATCCTTTACTTTTTCTTGATACCTTAATAATTTATCAGCCATAACAAGACCATTAAGAGTGGTGGTCTTTATGAGAGAGTCTGCTAATGATATCTTAAAATTTAAAAAACTTATTTCATCATTGAACTCATCAATGATGTACTTCCTTTCTACACTATATACTAGTGTAATGACCGATAGAAGCGTAATAGCTATTGTTTTTATATTTTCTCTATTCATTTTATTTCCTGTTGGTAGTATAAATATAGCATAGAAATTCTATAAGTTTTACTATCATTTAAAAATATTTAAATTCATTGTTTGGGAAAAATTTTACTAGAAAATGTACTCCCAAGCAGAATTGAACTGCTACTTTCGGGATGAAAACCCGATGTTCTAACCGTTAAACTATGGGAGCGATATACTACTTAAACATCCACTTCACCACCCTTGCACCAGTAAGAAACAAAAACAACAATACTGCGCCGGTATAAGATGTAAGTTCAGTTACATCAAACACCGGAGCCACAGCAAAGTTCCACAGTAAGGAAAAGAAGAACCCAAACATAACATACAGCGCCACAGCAAGAAGCCCCACTATAGACGCTCCAATAATAAATCCAACACACCATATAGCTTTTATAAACAATGATGTTTCAGTTTTAGCGATAGGTTCTTTTATCTTATCCCAATACTTCATTACAGAATTTCATCCTCTCCTAATGATTCTGTAGTTATTTCTTCATTGCGTTTATCTGGATCTTGCTCTATAACTAAAGATAGCTTCACCAACTTTTTGCAATAAGTGTGAGCTTCAATATTTTCTACCGACCGAATCCAATCTGCAAATTTAGAATTTTTGAACTCATACACTTCGCCATTATCTTTATTGGTAATAGATGACTTTTGTGCGGAGATCTTCTCTGCTACATTAAACTGCAACAGTACATCAAGCCAACTCTCTTCATCAATCAAACCCCGATTGAAATACATCTTAAGTTGCGCTTCACGATGTGGTGGTCCTAAACGATTTTTAATAACCTTTGGTTTAATACCGACACCTATAACATCTTGGCCAGCTTTGACTTTACCATCAGTATATAACTTTATTCTTACCGATGAAAAAAACGGTACAGCTTTACCGCCTGGTGATACTGTAGGATCTCCAAACACCATACCCCCAATCTTTTCTCTTACTTGATTTAAAAATACTAACGCAATACGCTGGTTACCTATAAATCGAATACTCTTACGCAACCCTTGACCAATTAGTCGTGCGCCTAATCCAATAGTAGAATCACCATACTCACCTTGAATTTCAGCTTTTGTAGAAGTTCCGGCAATAGAATCCCAAACAATACAACATAATTTATTCTTATCGTTTTCGCGGATTCTACGCACGATCTCTTCTATTCCTTGAAACACTTCTTCAATAGTCTCTGGTTGCAGGTATACAAGATTGCCACCTTTTTCTTGTTCCTTTATTCCAAGGAGCTTTAAAAAACTCCAGTTCGCCGCATTCTCGGTATCAATAAGAACCGGAATACCACCCCTATCTTGACAATCCTTTAAGATCATATAAGATAAAAGTGATTTACCAGTTGCCGCTTCACCAGTAATTTCAACTAATTTACCAACAGGTATACCGCCAGGTGCTTCAGCATCATTAGAGATAATAGTATCTAAAACAGTAGATCCTGTAGAAAGCCAATCCGTTACTTCGGCGGGGCTTTCTCCCTTCCCCATGATGTAAGCAACATCACCTATTTTTTTATTTAGTGAATCAACAATAATGTCAGTGAGAACGCTGTTGTCAACGACAGCAGCGTCCCCACTAGTAGCGACTTTTTTTCTCGCCATATTAGTTTAGCAACTTATCAAAAGCTGCGCCGATCTTTTCACTAACACCATCTTCCTCTGCTGCAACCTTAGTGGTAGAACCAAAGTTCTTCTCAGTTCCACCCGAAGAATTGGAATCATCGGCGTTTGGATTAATATGCCTATCTAACGATACCTTCATTTCATCAATAGGCGCAAACTGAAAGAGTTCATCAATCGGCTTTACACTATCAATAATAGTAGGAATATCTTTCTTAGGTGCAAGAGGGGTGGGCTTAAGAGCAGTTATAACTGACGCAGGTACGAGCCAATTATTAAAGCCATGTTCCATCTTTACTACCAAATCAAGACCTTCATTTTGATCAGTAATATCTACACCTTGTCGCAAAGCACTCTTCACTAGATCAAGAATATCCTTATATGTGGTACGAGGCGATACGCTCCACCACCGAATACCCTTATCTTCTTCACCGCGCTTAATGATAGGAATATAAGCACGATTCTTTGGTGCCATGTTCTTAAACATCTCCTTAAAACTTTCATCGTTGGTCTGCTTAAATTGATCCCAACACTTTGTGGCGAAATCACAAATCGGATCAGACTCACCCTTCATCTTTGTGGGACAAAGGAATGTACGGCCAGCGATTCCAAAATGGAACCACATCTCTTGAAAAGGCATTTCCAAGTCATGCTTGTAGGGTGCAATACGAATCTGATGCTCTCCCTCTTCCAACTTAATAATGTCATCCTGTGTATTGCCATTATTGCTTTTAGTTGGATCAAGCTTGTCGATTGCCGCGTTGATCTTATCCAAATTAATAGCCATTTTACTCTCCTATAAATTAATGAAAACTACGATTGTGATACATTATAACACTTTTTTACTAAAAACTAAACTACTGATGCATCGCATCCTAACAATTCTTCATCAAAACATCGGCAACTTGCTCCACATGATTTAAGAGGTTTATTTCTAATTCTACTTACTAATATAAGTAAAGATACTGGCAATGTCAAGGCAATTAAAACTATCATAAAAAGTTTCATTTTTCTTCTCCAAACTTTCTATACTATAATATACACAATCTTTTGGGGTTTGTCAAGGCTTATTTTGATTTATTTTAAAAATATATATCAGACCAAATTTGCATTGTTTTGGGATAAATGCTACTCA